CGAAAAACCATTATGTCCACGCTTTATAGCTAGGCGTATTGTTTATGAAGGCAAATCCTTCGATTTTATATCGCATACCCGCCGGCCTTTGATGGTGTTCAAAGTTCCTGAAGATGCTAACGCAATATCGGTTGAGCTCGTTATCCAAAGTGAAGAACTGGAGCAATATTCCGATTTGGATAAGATATTTAAACTTGCTGATCATTTTTTGCAGGAATGGAGAAAGCATAAAACGACAAAATAATTTGCACTTTACTGCATTTTTTAACATTTAAAACTTGCAGTAAAGTGCAAATTAATGTATCTTTGTTACATCAAATTAATCGAAACCGCACACCCAGGGTTATAGGTGTATAAACAAAATGGAAACAAAAGAATTAAGCACAAAAGAATTAATCAAGTATTCTTATTCTTATTTAGGCGTTCGCTTTGATCGCAGAAAAGCAACAGTAAAAGAACTTATTCGTCGTTTTGGCGAATCTAAGGCTCGCGAAATGGTGAATAATGTGCGTAATGCAGAAATAAGGCGATTTAAACAGGCTGTAGCCGAACCTAGGTTAATGAGCCGTTCATCATTTATTTTTTTACTAAAAAATAGTTCTTACAATCCAGAAGCCTACAGCTCACGTTACAATTGCACAGGGATTGACTGGTGTGCTTACGTTAGACGTTCTAAAAGTGAAAAAGGAGCTTGGGTTTTTATCGCTCCCGACGAACCGGCTAATAATGTGTTTGTCCCAGCTAATACGATATATGCTAAATTTTTAGAGAAAAAATACAAATAAATTCAATCTGCCCCGGTACAAGCCGGGGCATAAATTAAATAATCATGATACCACGAAATATAAAAACAGAACTTATAGATAAATTGATGTCTATGACAGGGTTAAGTCGTTCTTCTGTAAAGAAAAATATTACTTATTCTGTGAGAACATACGGAGTAGATCAATATTATGAGGCAATACTTTATAAAGGTACTGACATAAGACGATGTTATGACGGGTTTTGTGTAGCAAACATCAAGTTATTGTAACCATTAAACCACACAGCCCCGGCTCTTTACCGGGGCTAATTTTAAAAACATGGAATCAAACATAAACAACGAAATTTTATTAGCAATCCGAAAAGATATTGGCAATCAGCTTATTGCTTTTCGCGAAAAACAAAAGCTGACACAAGTGCAACTCTCTGAAAAAATGGGCGTTGCTCCAACAACCATCTCAAGGGTGGAAGGCGGTAAATGGTCTGTATCATTAGATACACTTGCTACATTTGCACACTATTTAAACTTTACTATAAAACTAGAACCAAATGAATAAGCGTAATTACCCGTTGTTTTTGATTGACAGATCGAAAAACGCCTCCTATCCATTCGATTACATAACCTGCTTTGATAGGCAGGTTGGCTTCATCGCTCGTATTATCTACTTCAAAGATGACGTTCCTTTAAATGAATTTATAGAGGTGCAAAAAAAACGGCAAAATTCAGAAATCGGAGGGCAGGTATATCGGTTTAAAAAGGGTGGATTGATTATGGTTGTAGAAGACTATCTCTATTATTTCGACATCACTGATGAAACAACAGCCCGTATTAACGCGCTGATGAAAAAAGCGTTTAAGAAATACATACATACTGAAGGCGAACGAGCACCCGATATAAACAGCCTTGGTATTGATGATCAAATAAGGCAGCAAGAGCTCTCGATTGAACGGGCTAAAGCCAATTTCGACGATTTGGTAAAACGATCGTCAGAAAAAGAAGCCAAATACGCAATATCACTTGCCGAGGCTACACTTGAGACTTTGAAAAAATACCGCGACAATATGAATATATTCAAAGTCTCAATGCAGTAATATTTTTCATTGTTAATAACGATCAAAGCCGAATGATTCATCGTTCGGCTTTGATCGTTATTGTTTTTAGCTCAAAAAGAGACCGGCAAATGTTAAAAAATGCGTGGGTTAAAGATGTAAGCGCGTAACACCCTGTATGAGTTGTGTTTATAGCCGAAAATTGTGTTTTTAATTTCGAAAACAAAATCTATATAGGGCACATTTTTCCACCTAACACCGCCTAACCTCACCTAACTAAGTGTATAACAGAAAGATAATATAAGCTAAGATTGACTAAATGCTACCTAACCTTAACTAACTGTACCTAACTTATTATTTTTTATTGAAAAGTTAGTTATTATTAGGCAGTTAGAAACCCTGTTAGGCGCTTGTAAAAATACTTATAGCGTTGTTTTACATGTAGTTAGGTGGTGTTAGGTGGCTTAGGTGGCAAAAACATATCAATCATGCAGAAAATCAGAAAAATAAACATCAAAAAATTGTTGCGCTAAAGTCTATTTTTTGTGTCCTTTTTCAGGCGAAAGGCTTCCGTCATTTTTGCTAAAAAGCAAAATAATGGGAGCTGAAGCACGCGCAAAAACAACCGTCACCCTCGACGGGGCACAGGCCAATATGGTACTTACCATGCTGGCAAAGCAGGCCGATACGGCCAAGCAAAAACTGGCAGGTATAGATAAAGCCATCAATCCACAAGAATGGGCTAAGGCAAAAGCCGAATACGATGCCGTTACTACGGCTCAAAAGAAATTTATTCAAAGCTCCTTTGATCTCAACAAGGTGCTTAAAAACCTTTCGGGCGCGACATTAAAGGAGCTGGATAAAGCCTATTTTTCTTTAAAAAATTCAATGAAAGGGCTCGATCGAGAGTCCGACGTTTATAAGGCCAAGCAAAAACAGCTTCTGGCGGTAGATAAGGAACGCACTAGGGCAATGTCGGCCATGAAAGCCGAAACAGGCACTTGGGGTACTTCTATGAGCAAAGTGGCGGGAACTATGGCCATTGGCGTTGCCGCAATTACGGGCTTGGCCTATGCTGCCGAAAGTTTTACCGAACCTGCCCGCAATTTTCAGCAAGGCTTGGCCGATTTATCAGCGCTTACAGGACTTACCGGAAGCGATTTGGATTGGTTAGGGCAGCAGGCTACTAAGTTAAGCGAGTCTACTCAGGAAGGCGGTATTAGAATTACCGCCAGTTCGCAGGAAATATTGAGAGCTTACCAGCTGATGGGCGGTGCAAAGCCCGAATTATTGAAAAATAAAGAGGCGCTGAATGAAGTAACCAAGCAGGCACTTATTCTTCGCGAAGCCGCAGGTATGGATACCGAAACGGCAGTATCATCGCTGGCAAATGCCATGAACCAGTTTAATGCACCGGCTGATCAGGCAGGGCGCTTTATTAATGTACTTGCCGCAGGTGCGAAGGAGGGTGCAGCTGAAGTTCCCGATCTTACTGCTTCAATTTTGCGTGCCGGTACTGCTGCTAATTCTGCAGGTGTATCGGTAGAGGAACTTACCGGATTGGTAGAAACCTTGGCCGAAAAAGGTGTGAAAGGCGAAGAAGCAGGTACCGGATTGCGAAATGTGATTCTGAAATTAATGACCGGAGCTGACGATACAAATCCTAAAATCGTTGGCATGAGTAAGGCGCTCGAAAACCTTGCTGCTAAAAATATGTCGGCATCTGAAATGACCAAACTTTTTGGCCTCGAAAATTATAATGCCGCTAAATTGCTTATCGAAAACCGCAAGCGTGCAACTGAACTAACAGCGGCTGTAACCGGCACTACTTCGGCTTACGAACAAGCTGCAACTAAAACCAATACAGCAAATGCTGTATTGGCTCAGCAAAAGAATCATATCGAAAATTTAAAAAAACAGATTGGCGAAAACCTTATTCCTGTACTCAATAGTGCAAGAAGCGTTAGTATCTTTTTTTTAGAAGCATTAGCAGGTTTGCCAACGTTTATCCGACAAAATCTTCCATTACTTACAGCTTTAACAACGTCTGTAGTCGCTTATACTGTTTCTGTAAATGCTTCACGTATTGCACAATTAAGCGATGTTGCGGCTAAAAAATTACATGAATTATGGACTAATAGGCAAACAATTGCAACCAAGGCTCTTAATTTAGTTATGCGTGCAAATCCTATTGGCCTTATTATAACTGCAATAAGTCTATTGGTTGGAGCTTTTATACAGTGGTATAATTCTTCAATAAAAGTACAAGCCAGCGTGGCTGGTATTTGGGAAGTAATGAAGGAATTCGGTCGCAAAATATCAGATTTGGCATCGGGATTAGGTGATGTTATTGCAGGCATATTTAGTGGCGATAGCGATAAAATAAAGAGAGGTCAAGAGAAATTCAAGAAAGGAATGAGTAACTGGGGTAAAGATGTAGGGGATGCTTTTACACGCGGTTACAACGAAAAGATGAAGGATTGGTATAAGTTTCAGGAGGAAGAACGTGCTAAAGGAAAGAAAAAAAATGCGGATGTGGAAACTCCTCCACCAACACCACCAACACCACCAACACCATCAACACCATCAGCCGATGCTAATAAAAAAGCTTATAACGAGGCAATAAAAGGCATTGAAGAACAATCGGCTAAAGAACGCAATTTGAAAAAAGAGCTTAGGTTAAAAGATAAGATAGATGAAAAAGAATATCAAAAATCACTTAATCAAATAGATATAGCTGAACAAGAGTCGAAAATTGCTACGGCTAAAGCTTTTCATCAACCTTATTTAGAACTAGAGTCTGGTTTACTGGATAAAAAACTAGCTCTTAACGAACAAGCTTACCAAGATTTACTCAAAGCTGACGATGAATATTATGAAGAGAAGGAAAATGATCTAAAAAAGCAATTGGCAAACAATAAGATAACAGAAGAAAAATACAATGAGGAAATGTTATCTATTGAAATACAGCGCATTTATAAGGAAATAGAATTGCGTAAAAAAGCTGGAAAGGATGCCAGTGATTTGCAAAAGCAATTGTTTGATAAGGAATTAGAGCAGACTAAAGCTTCAGTAGCTAAAATACTAAAGGCTAAACAAGATGCCGTTAAGAAACAGATCGATAGTCAAAAATACGAGAATGATATTTACAATACTATTGCACCCGATTCTATTGCCAAAATAAATACTTCTGTTAAAAGCCAGTTGGATGTACTAAAGGCACAGCGAGATGCTGATATTATAAGTCAAAAGGAATACGAAAGTCAGTCTTTAGATGTTCAACGTCAAGGATATTTGGCTAAGGTGAATCTTATAAATGGATTTGCTTCTCAGGCCGGCTCTATTATTGGAGAATGGGCAGGTTCTCAAAATCATTCAATGAAAGAGCTAGGCAAAGATATGCTTGTGTTCACATTAGATATAATTGAAAAGCAGGTTCTTGCAAATATGGCTGCGCATCAGGCTAGTAGTATAGCCGTGGCAACCGGAGAGGCAATGGCTCAGCCCGATTCTGTTGCTTCTTTCGGTGCGGCTGGTATTGTAAGGGCTGCAATAATGACGGGTTTAATTGTTGCCGGCTTTGAGGCCGCAAAAGCAGCTGTTAATTCCGCTTTGTCTGATGCTTCATCTTCAAGCTCTTCTTCATCTTCAAGTTCATCTTCAGGTACAACGCGTACCGTTGCTGCGTTTGCAGACGGTAAGTACGATGTGATTGCCGAAACCGATGGCAAACATTACAACAACGTTGACTACACAGGCGTGGCCAGCACTGGCATTGTAACACGCCCGGTACTGGTTGGCGAAGCAGGTGATGAGTTGATTGTCGACGGACGTACTCTCCGAAATATACGCATGAACAATCCTGCTATATTGCACGCTATCAACAAAATGCGTGTGCCGGCTTATGCCGATGGTAAGTACGATGCTGCATCGGCAGCTACTGCGAGTGGTAATACTGCCGATGCACAAGCAAGTCAGGCCGCAATGCTTATGCTTGTAGAGGCCGTTAACACATTGAATTCCAAACTGCCATACCTTAAATCGTACGTGGTTTATCAGGATATTAAAGCTGCTGAAGAAAAGATGAATACAATACTGTCGAATACGAATAGAAAGTGATTGTAAAATGTATAGATAATTATTGATATACTTCGCGATAATTTTATCTTTGCCATAAACCAATTGAAAAGATGAAACGCCCTCAGATTGAGTATTATACTTATGTTAAAGTCGATCCCATTATTCGCGATTTTTATATGTCGGTTAATAAAGGTTCCGATACCCTTAATCCGACAAAACATGACCAGCTTTGGCAGCTGGTAAAAATCAATCTAAAGTGTGTGCCACAAGGTATTAATCCGATGCCTAAAGACAATTGCTTTCTGCGCATCGCTCTGCTTTCTACCCGCGAGTTTATGCGCGAGTACAGGCACTTTTTGGACTTCGAAGGGCAATACTATGTGCGTAAATATTTAACTGATGCTTTTCGCGATATCTTTCATAACTACGTATTGGGTTCAGTTTCGGCAGGTCAGACTCAAATTGAATCGGTTCGCTCTTTTATTCAGGATTACAAATTGAATCCTGACACTGTAAAACTCGACTCGTTAATGAAATCGTGGAAACGAAGTCCGCAATATGAAATGTGGAAAAATTAAAAAAAACTAATTGAGATACTGTCCTGTTGAAAAAACAGAAAAAAGTAATTGAGATACTGTCCTCTTAAATTAACAAAATGGAAAACATAGGTGGAATCGCAAAAATACAATACGCCTTTATCGATGATGTGGCTTATTTTGGTGCATGGAAGGGCGTAGTGAGCATGGGGCTTAAAACCGGAAGTGCTTTTACCGATATTCAGGTTACGCTCCGTAAATGCGAAGTTACATGCGAACCCGAGACTTCTGATGTCGGAACTATTTACAAACCAACAGCAAAGCTTTATGTTCCATTTTCGAAAGTACAAACCGCAGACGAAAATTGGTGGAGGTTTCCATATTGTGGCGTGTTACTCAAGTACCTCATGTTTACCGGCGAAACCAAACTACTAGGCACGCTCGACAATCCTTTAACCGGACAATGCCAGGAGTTGGATCCAACAAATCCAGCCGAATACAAAGGCTGGCTTATCAATCTTAGCGGTACACAACTGCACAAACAGCTGTCAATAAAAGAATAAGCCTACAACACCGCTCATTTCAGTCCTTTGACGGGCGTTTTATTCATTGTTTTTTTGTTGAAAACAAAAGAAAAATGCCTGACAAAAGAATCATTTTATCCGATTCGTCATTAAACCGATACGGGTTTCGAGTTCTTACTTCGGGGCTTGATATTGAAGCCTTCAAAAAAAATCCGGTGATGCTATGGATGCATCAGCGTGATGATGGTTTTTGGGAAACCAGTTTGCCAATAGGTTATTGGGATGATATTCAAATTAATGGTGATGAATTATCGGCTATCCCTGTATTCGATGAAGCTGATGAATTAAGCAAAACACTTAAGGCTAAGTATGATAAAGGAACTTTACGCGCGGCCTCAATTGGTTTTAAAGGTATTTCTTATAGCTCTGAATCAGCCGATCTTGTTGAAGGTCAAACGCATGCAACTGTTACCAAGTGCGAAATAATTGAAGCTTCGTTGGTTGATATTCCTGCAAATGGCAATTGTGCCAGACTGTATTCCGAAAATGCTATCCGTCTGTCGGTTAACGAACAACAAACTGCAATTCCTAAATTGTCAAATCAAATAAATAATTCAATGAAATTATTAGCTGCATGGACTTCGCTGCTGTCGTTTCTTGGCTATAAACCCGATGACGAATTAAAGTCAGACGATTATGGCAAGATAGATGCCGAAATGTCCCGTTTAAAATCGGAGGTTGAAACTTTAACGGCGGGTAAAACCACAGCCGAAAACAAAGTGATAGACCTCTCCGGACAGTTGTCCGCTAAGGATACTGAGATCGCAACGCTTAAAAGCGAAGCGTCCAAAAGCACTACAACCATTACCGAGCTTACCGAGCAGGTGAAAAACCTTAAAGGTGGAGCAGGTGCTCCGGGCGCAAGTTTGTCTCCCGATGGCGAAGTCGTTACTGATGAAGACGATGAAGAGCTTAAGTTTTTGGCTGCTCATGGTCATGACACCTTGGCTGTGGTTAATTATTATAACAATAAAAAGAAAGGAGTTAAGTAATGGCAGTTGTTGATATAGAGGCATTAACCCGTGTTGCGAAAAGCTACAATGATCAACTTCGCGCGCTTCCTGTAATGGCAGGAATGAATACTGCAGCCGAATTTGGCTTTAACTTCATTGAAGTTGAAAACGAAGATGTTGAAATAACCTTCGAGCGTAAAGGTGGCGTAACCAGACCATACCAAGCCGGTACAAGTAAAAAAGTCAGTGAGTTAGGCCATTTTGTAGAGCGAAGTTTAAAACCTACAATGTCGTATTGTTCTATCGATGATAGCATTCTTAACTACAAGGAAAAGAAGGTGATAAGTAATGCCGGAGAGACTGTTGATTCGGTATCTAAAAAACATCCGTTAGAAAGGAAGATCATCGAAAACATTGTAGCTTCTTACAATGAAGATATTGCCCTTGGCGTATTTACGTATGCTTATGATGCTACAGGTCTTGTACCTGCAAAATCGTATGATGGCTTGTATACGAAGTTGCTTGCGCATATTGGAGCCGGCGAAGTTTCGGTTGCCAAAAATAATATGTACAACACCGGTGCAATTGTGGCACCTGCAAGTGCTACCGATACAACTGCTTACGATCAGGCTGTTGCCTTGCTGTCTGCTGCACATCCCTTGTTGCGATCTGGTGTGGCAAACTGGTATATTGGTTCAATACCTTGGAGTTACATTCGTGCGGCTTACAAAAACAAGGTGAAGGCTTTTTCCGATCCGACTTCGGAACAAGTAATGACTGCTTTAAAAGACGATGCCTCGTTTCCTTTACTGAACCGAATAACCAAACCTACTTTTGGCGTTGGCGATTTCTCTTTTGTAATAAAGCCAGGACTTATAGATTTGGGTATCAATACCAAAGCGGCAGCACAATTTGTGCAGGTTAGGCAGATTGATCCAGATCCAAATATTGTAAACTTCTGGCTTCAGGCTGCTTTCGGTACACGTTGGAAATCGAATCATGCCAAAGTGTTTATCTGTAACGATCGTCCGCTTGCCTCTGTAAGTGGCATGGCCGGCGATTATTAATCATACAGCTCCGGTGCATGCCGGGGCTTTTTTCACTTTCGTAAAAAATTAGACAAATGAAAAGCTATAAAATTCTTCGTTTTTTGCTCAGTATGTTGGTGTTAGTAGTGTTGTGTGCCGGGTTGGCTAATGGTGCTGATCCGGCACATATTTTAGCTGCTGTTGTTGTTCCTCCGGTTATCACTGGTCCTGATGGAGATGACAATCCCGGAGGCTTTAAAAACTTTGTGATATTTATTCCGGATGGAATTATATCTAAAGAACCGACATTACTTGAAAAGCCTGATAAATTTACTGATTACGTAGAGGCTTCAGGTAAGTTTGAGTTTAACGCAAACGGATTGCCCATTTATTGTTATTCAACACCGGGAACGGTCGATTTTAAACCGGGAACTCAAGGCGAAATAGACGGACGTTCCTTCAATCAGAAAGGGGAGTGGTTTCACCCACACGCTTCTAAATCGGAAGTAATGTCGTTGGCGCGTTACCTTAACAACCGAGCTGGACGTATTGTGATTGAGACCATTGATGGAGTTCAACTTATGATTGGACAGGAAGGATTGCCCGCAACCATTTCTGCATCGGGTGACTACGGTAAAGCCGCAAAAGATCAACGCGGTTTTAAATTTGAATTTGTTACCGACTCGTTTGTGCCGGCTATTGTCTTGCCTACAGCTTCGCGCTTAGACATTAAGGCTATTAAAAATGGAGGTAACGGCCTTGTGGTTGCAGTTGCTTAAAAACACTTTTTCAATTATAGGGAGTTTGGGAAACCGGCTCCCTTTTATTCATTACTATCATGACAAAATCCGAACAATATCAATCAATAAAACAATGGTTGCAATCCGGGGACTATAAGACTGGAGTTGCTCTGTTGGAGGTTATTAAGCCTAAACATCAAAATTTGGCACTGTTTAAAAGTGTCGACAATTCAAAGCCCGGAGATATGCATTTCGATATTCTGAGAAACAAACTCGAGTTAGAAATGTATGATCTTGGTTCTCATCTTTCTGTTGATGCTAAAACAGAAGAAACGGTAAAACCTTTGATTCAAACCCTAGAACCTGTTACAACAGCCTCGGGTGCGAAAATTCTTAAAGCTTCGGAAATTAACGAGACCGATTTGCCCTATGAGTTAAAGATCGTTTTTGCCCGAACCAAAGAGCTCACGCCGCTGATCGCACGCATACATACCGAATTAGCCGATGAAGGGTTGGACGCCGAAAAAGCGGCAAACCTTACAACCGAGTTACTTGCGCTAGATGATGAACGCGCCCGGTGCTGGGAAAAATTGGACGCTTGGGCTGAAAACCGCGACGAAATTTTGATCGAAGACGATTCGACCGATGAAACCGATCCGGTAAAGAAAGGTGTTGAAATAGCCAAGCGAATAGAGCGGTTAAAAGAAAATATCAGTCGTACGCAAAAGGCAATAGAAACCA